CTCATTATCAAGAGGTACTCCTTGGCAACGAAGCGGTCACCTAGTACCACATCGTCTCCCAGCACTGCATACAGCACAAACCATCCTGACGCCTTTGGATAGGCCCGGGATGCTGCTAGCTGTACAATTGCATGATGCGTCAACGCGAGCATGGCCCACGATGACAGGGCACCCATTGGTTGTCCTACCGCGTACCAAACCCGATCGGTCCCCAGATTACGGTATTGAACCGCTTTCCGAGGTAGCCCATAAGGTTGGGACACAAGTAAGTAAGCCCAAAGGGAGACCAATTTGTCACCCAGCAACGGTTTCAGAAGCTCGACCTGAATCGACAAAGGAAGTCGATCGGTCGCCGCTGATAAATCGTAGGATGCAATCCATTTATCCTTGCCGAGGGCCTTGATCAGTGCCTTTACAGGCTTTATCTGGTCATAGGTTCCATCGGTGGGTATAAGGCGCAACCTAGCGAATATCCAATCATGTATGGGATACATGAGTGTCTGGGTGATCAGGGACACCATGGCCACCACCCGGATCTTACCGGGCTCCTTGAGAAAAGCTAGTCGACCAAACCAAAGAGGTTTCCCCCAATAGTGGTCCAAGTACCATGACCTAAGGAGATACCTCATGTCAATGGTCATTGGAAGCAACGGATGAAGAGTACCATATGTGGTACCCATCCCGGATTGCCAGTTTACCACCATAGCTAGGGGAGACCCCTGTTGGTCTCTTCCTTGGCGGAGATCATCTCGTATGTTCGAGAACTCGGAATCCCACTTCCGTGAGATCCAAGCATCGAGCACCTTGAGTATCCCGTTGAAGGCCCAGGTAAGTTCTACCCCATCTACGGTTTTTAACCACTGTGTAACAGCAGTATGAAAACCAGGATGCGCTCCCATGAGCAGGACATCCCACAGAAGCCCCATTACTGAGGTAAAGCCCCCCGAGTTCGGGGAGCACTTCTGTATAAAAGGGATAGAGACTGGCGCTAGTTTGCTCACCGCAACTTTCCACGGATCATCGGTTATCAGCCGAGCTCTCTCGTAGAAAGTGGGGACCCAGGATTTCCATTCCTCCATAAACAAGGAGATATCTACACCAGGATTGGTGATTGTCTTCAGTTTCAGTGCTCCAGGGAACTCTATCACACGATAGAGGCCGAAGAGGCTTAGCCAAAATCTGATAACAGCCACTTCTCCCAAGTGGATTCTTACCCTGTGTTGAGGATTTATAATCCGAGGCAGGCCCCGGCGAGTACGCCGGATGTTAGCACCCAGGGACCAAGTACCGTGATTCACCATCCCACCCGCAGCCTGTTGCAAAGCAACAGTGCAGGCTTTCAGATAAAGAGCACAGCCTCTCGGCCCCTGTCGCCGGTACAGTTTTGCGACATTCGAGGCAAACCCGAAGACGACTTTCACGTAGGAACTTGTTAATTGCCCAAAGACCAACGGCACGATCCGAAGGATCGACGCCGCTAGTTTTACTCTCTGTTTTACCAGAAAGGACCAGGTTAACGTGCTAGGCACCAGCACCTTATAAAGGTGTTTGATGTTTTGCATAATTAATCTCTTAACTTTCGTAATCCGTGAGGAGAACTACCGTTTACCCTTCGGTTCCCACACAGGGCAGAGCCCTGGTGGCCGCAGGTCGCTTTAGCAAGCTCCCGGTGGTTAGCCGGTTAGGGTTGTTCTGAGCGATATCAAGGATATCAAAGCCCTCCTAGGTTACCCTAGGGTTTTCTTGGCTTATCCACTTACCTAGAACGAGAGGGAGTTTCTATTGTGATCTCCGTCCCCTAGAGTGGTGTAAGGAAGTCCCACCCATGTCTCCATGGGCAACTCGGACATCGCCTCTTTTACCTTCAGAAGACCCCAATCGAAGGGAAGGATCCGATGCAACCAGGTTCGCCTTACGGCGTGACGTGCTGAGACGGTCTCATCCTCTGGATCTAGGTTCTCCCTAGTACCGAACTGCCATTAGCAGCTCCCTGGGCCCCCCTAGACAGCGAACTGCCTAGGGCCTTGAGGCATCAGGCAAAGTTACTCCGGGTTCACCCCGGAAGCACATTGTCATGTATCTCCCACACGTATCACTACGTTGGAGACCTCTTGAGCCCATCCAGCCGGGTAAGCTGGAGGTTACCATTCTATACAGGTTCTCACCTGTA